CGTACCTTGCGTTGCTTCATTCTTCACCACCCTCAATGTTCCTGATTTCCACCGGAGGATCAAATCTTGGACACGCCATCGGATATAATTTCACTATTTTGTGGATGAAGTTTTCAGGGCTCGGTATTATTTTTATGAATTATTGATTGTATCACCGATTCAGTCATATACTTCCTAAGAAGTACCCTCTGTTATCTTCGTAGCATCTACTAGTAGATTCCGAATATCCTATGGTTTCCCATGTGTCTAAGAACTAAGATAATGCCAAGAATGTCATTACTGCCTTCCTCGACTCAACCGTCAAAACACCAGCATCACCAAACAAATTTACATTAATTGTAAATTCGTCAGTGCCATCTGATTCAATTACAACCTGATTCACACATGGGATAGCCTCCAGACCAAGTCTGGTGTTAACCGATGATGTGCTTAAGGTTAGTGAATACGGGACTAAAGTCCCATTCTTCATTAATTGAATACTAGCCGCAAAGTCCTCTTCTTCATCATTCTCCACTTGTACGTGCCAGTGACAGAGAAACTTACCCTTGGGTAAGATCACTTTACCGGAACTAAGTGCAATGGTGTCATCGCCATTGAAGTCCTCGATAATCGAATCCCACAATAAAGTGGTAGGGACACCGTTGGAAAAGATCTGCAAATTAAGCAGGCCTACCTCGGCGACCCGAGATTGGATCGAGGAAGTCTCTTCGAGATGGTATCCAAAGAAGCGAATTTTATAACTCACTTCGATGTAACCACCTTCAGACCCGGTCACGTCATCACTTGCGACGATCAACTTACCTGTATCATACAGGTTGAGATCAGAACAAGTGGGTCCGGACCGTGTATAGCGGGGACCGCCTAAACGATTCTTCGGAATCGAGAGGCGAATTGAGGAACTGTAAACCGGTCCATCAACGTGGCACTCGTAGGCATTAATTTGCACTAGAGTGTCCGGTGGGCCTCGGTTTGCGTTTGGCTCCCAGGCTAGAAAGACAACACCTTTGGTTGTTGTCACAGCTGTCGTGGGATGGTAATAGAACACTAGTTCGTCGAACTGATACATGTCATACCTCTCTGCCATCAGGCTCGCGGAAGCGAACTTGTCTGGAAGACGAGGATTGATCGAGTATTGGGACGATCCAAAAGTGCTGGTGCCTTGAAAGTCGGAGACTATCAAGTCACGGCCAGAGTAAGTCCTTTGCTGTGCAAGGGGTCTGGTCGGTGGTAGTCTGGTATTGTAGGAGACGGGATTTCCCCTCTTACCATTATCTTTATTATTATTGATTTTCTTCTTATTATTGTTATTATTTGTCATTTGTAGGTACTCCCTCTCTGACATAGAAGAGCGACTGTCCATCACACTAACCTATTAGTTTGTAGTTCAAGGTGATTCTCGATCATGAGCTCGCATCTGCGACTTACACTCCTGGGAGATAAATCAATCCCGGGATACGGCGCCTTTTTCGGCATCGAATGATCAGAATCGTTTCAACCTAACATCAAACAAGCGGGAACCCGTGCAGTCTGTCGACATTCCATGTCCGAAGACACTTAGTACGGAAGTATACCGTTTTGGGTTCTAAATAGTGTGACTACCTACGTCTACTCCTCAGGAAGAGAAGTAGTCCTGGCCTCATAAAACAGGCCGGACTCACCCTCTTTCTGTGGGAGACGCTGCTCTAGCAGTTGCCAACCGAAGCTAGTAATCTGCGAATCCGCCATCTGCGGGACAGTCTTTGAACGGAAGTCCATGAGTTGTTTGTAAGGTTTCCTCACAATCATCTCAGGTCTTTCAATCTCGCTGTCCAGCGCAAGTGGGGGAGTCCAGACTTCTCTATCTTCGGGAATAATAACATCTTGTTGCTGTGGACCGATCTTTGGTCCAACAATCCATCGTGGTTCATGATGATATGATAGTCGGTGTTGTGTCCTTTTTGACACTAGTGCTATCTTTGGAATAGATTCAGGGTTGGAGAGAAACTTTCTCTCGAGGTATGTGGCGTAACGGCGTTGGAAAGAAGTAATTTCAACTTCATTATTCTGGCGTTTCGCGTTGCTACCCTTAGGGATGTGTCGTATCTTCATACCCGGGAAAGGTATAAAGCCTAGGCCACCTCGTTCGAATGGTAAAAAGAGATTGAAAGTCGTCTTACGACTTTCTCCTTCACTGCCGTCTAACTTGAAGCTCCTGGTTTTCAGTGTGGATATCTCCTTAATTGCGCTACTGTGGTAATGCATGAAGCGTCTGTGGGCCCTTTCCGGGTTCACCGCGCCATGTACTGCCTCATTATAGTAGTCCCAAATGGGAGCCATTCTGGCCTTTTCCCTACCGGTAATCTTTGATTGCCCGGTCAATCTTCCTAGGTTTAAGTAATTCAATCGAGTAAGTTCACCATTCTTATCTGAGTACAATTGACTGTTAACAGTCAGATAGTTCTCATGAATGTAGTTCTTCCCGAGTGACAACTCAAAACCCACATCATGAATCTCCTTGTTCCACAGGTCATATAGATCATCATCGGCTCTAAACAGGATATCATCCCCGTTTATGAGAACCGGAAGGTCGCGGATGTCGATGTCTTTTCTTAGATATCGTTCAAGAGCTCGCCAGTATGCTACAAGGTTGACAACACAAAGTATTGGGAATGATAATGTACTTCCCATAAGTTGTCCCGTTGTTTGCATAACAGGCTCGAGCCCACTCTTGACAGGATAATGTACTTCCTGCTCATAGAGCACGGATCGTAAGACGTCCAGAACTTTAGGACGCGCCTCGAACAGACCCATCCGAAGCGATGACTCGAAAGCAGCTTTTGTGTGCCTTATATCCAAAGAGTCAGTGGCGGCAGAATAGTCACCACTAACCCATTTAGGAAATGAGATACCCAGTTTTGCTTCTCGAGCTTTTAGATCGACCAAGTCTCCACTTTCCAGTGGCTTCCCCGTGAGGACGAATTGCGGAAATGTCTGTAAGTACTTCCAGAGAGCCTTTTGATAGAAACGACTCACCCAGTAGCGATAACTATCGCCCTTGGTAATGAGTCGAACCTTCAAAGGTTCTAGAATTGCAGACACCATAACCTTATGTGATCCCTGAGAAGCTAGTTCAACTGCTTCATCAAAGGTAGGAAGGGTTTTACCCCTAATTTCCTTGACCACACCGGGTTTAATCTCAACCATACGGATGAGACCGCTCTCCTGACGTTCACGGATCCACTCACGTGAACCACCTTCGGATCTCTTCGACTGGAATGATGCCGCGACAGAAGCCTCAAAAAGCTTCTCAGTCGGGTATCGAAACTTGTCAAAGAGTTCCTGATAGCGTGCGTGATGATCAGAATCTGGCTCAATTCCTCGGGGTTCTGCGGTCATAGCGGCCTTATGCTTCTCAAGTGATTGTTGGATAAAATCCTCAGTCACAGGAGCAGCAGCTCGCTTGACGCCTTGCAGAATACCAAAGAAGAGTCTAGCATTCTTGTCAGATTTGGAGACAACCCGCGCCTTTAATAGGCGCTTGACCTTACCAGAGAACAAGGGGTTTCCTTTAAACCCACTCGGTTGCTCCGGCAACGGATTGTTTAAGAATTTGGCCATAGGATACGCAGTTACGTACTTTGCGTACTTAATGAACATGCGTTCCGGCCATTCTCTAGCAACATTATAGAAGATTAATTGATCCTCCATCGGAAGAGAGAAGAACTTCGGCACTGAATCAGCAATGATTTCAATAAATCCTCTTGCTAGATACAGTGCGTCGTAACAACTCTCACCCTGTAGGGTGAACTTATTGGTACAGTTCCCCTGGACTACCTTTGCGTGAAGAAGCGACGCATACCTCATGATATGAGGTCGCAACTTCTTCACACAGGTGAAGGTGGTCCCCCTCCCCGGGCCTCCCCGGGACAGGTTGGCCATAATCCCATCGATTAGCGTTAGAGAGTTAATATTCTCTGACGCCGTCTCGGTTTCATTAAG